GTGCAAAGCGGCGAGGCGGGCGTACAGGCGATGCTCGCGGAGTTGGCGGTAGACGCGGGCCTGTACGCCGAAGAGAACGATAAGGAAGCAGAAGTTAGGCCAGAGTATGAGTACGTTCCTGATGCGTTGTTCCCGAGCGATAATGCTTGGGATGTGCCCACGCTAGATCCCGCGAGGCAGGCACTGGCCGTAGAGTTGCCATTTGAGCGGTGGGGTAGTCAGAAGGGCGGGCGCAAGCGTCACATCGGTGGGACGTGGCACTTTTATACAGAGGACTACCGCTTTGAGGCGCTATGGAAAGATCCGATGCCTCTTGTGATAACGGGAGCAACGGCGGCGGTAGAACCGAACTTCACGGTTTCTTTGGACTCGCCGCGTGCATATGTGCTGTGGAGTGTATACCGCAAGCGCTGGATCGCACGCTTCTGGCAACTGGAGGGCCTGCGTGTTTGGGTAGACTTGAACGTGCCAGCGGAATGGGCACCGTACACCTTCTTGGGTGTGCCTAAAGAGTGGCGGGCGTATATAACGCGGGGCTACTCTGACCGCAGGGAGGCGACGGAGAACGAATGGCGCACTGCATGCGAGCATCATGGCTCAGATGATATTGTGTTCGTGGTTTACGGTGGTGGCAAGGCTGTGAAGCAGATGTGCGCTGAGCGCGGCTGGGGCTGGCTGCCGGAAGAGACGGACCGGCAGAAGGGGAAGGTCGATGGCTAAAGGTGGCGGCGGCAGCGGCCGAGGCGGAGGATATTCTGGCGGTGTTGCGCCAATGAGCGCCGCAGAGATGAGGCAATATCGAAACTACCATGACACGAGCCGGATGGAGGCTCGTGCGGCATCTCTGACGGCTGCGCAGCGCAGGGGCGTTCTTAAAGAACTGCGCCAAAAAACTATTGAAGCAGAGGAGAAGGCTCGGCTGGCAACAGAAAGGTATCGTCCAAGTTATGCCCCTGCCGGGAGGCTTACCCGTAGCGAACGAGGGGCAAGGGCCGCTGCCGAACTCGCCAGAGATACAGAGCGGTTTTGGGTTACGATTCTAGGAAAGAGATAGATGGCCAGTAAAGAGCGCATCCCAACCGAGCGGATTATCGACCAGTAAACCAAGGGGCTAAACGTGGCGAATCGCGAGCAGGAGGTGAAGGCATACGAACGGCAGAAGGAGGCGCTATCCTTGCGCCTTGTCGGCCTGTCGTATGACGCCATCGCTGAGCGCCTGGGGTTTGCCAACCGCAGCGGCGCGTTTCGTGCTGTGCAGGCGGCGCTGAAAAAGACGCTACAGGAACCCGCCGACGAACTGCGGACGCTGGAACTTGAACGCCTGGACGGGATGCTGCTGCCGATGATGGCACAGGCAAAGAAGGGCAATCAGGGCGCGGTGGATCGTGTGCTACGCATTATGGAGCGGCGGGCGAAATTGCTGGGACTGGACGCACCGACGAAGCAGGAGGTGACCGGCAAGGATGGCGGCCCGCTAGTGATTGCCATTGGCGGCCTGGACCCAGACGAGGACATCTGATGTGCGTGTCGAGTTTCGCTTCTACGGGGGCGCGGCGCAGTTCGCCAAGTATCACGGTGGCGAGGCTGTCATACACGGGCCAGCCGAAACGGGCAAGACAATCAGCGCGCTCTGGAAACTGCACCTGTGCGCACTCAAGTACCCGAACGCCTCGCTGGTCATAGCACGCAAGACGCAGGCAAGCATATACGGGACGGTGCTCAGAACGTACACGGAAAAGGTACTCGGCAAGACAGCAACAGTCGAGGCATACGGCGGCGGCAAGCCGGAATGGTTCGACTACGCAAACGGTTCTCGCATCTGGGTGGCTGGGCTCGACAAGGCCGGGAAGGTATTGAGTGCCGAGCACGACCTGGTGTACGTGAACCAGGCAGAGGAGCTAGACCTGAGCGATTGGGAGACGCTGACCACACGCACAACGGGACGCGCTGGGCACATGCCTTACGCGCAGACCATTGGCGACGCCAACCCGTCTTACCCGACGCACTGGATGTACAACCGCGACTCCCTTCGGATGTTCTACTCGCGTCATGAGGAGAACCCGGTGCTGTACGACCAGGCGACGGGCGAGATCACGATGCAGGGCCAGCGGACTATGAGCGTGTTGGATGCGTTGACGGGCGTGCGCAAAGAGCGCTTGCGCTACGGGCGACCGGCACAAGCAGAGGGCGCGGTATACGACGAGTGGGACCAGAGCATACATCTGATCTATGCGGACGCGGTGCCAGAGTGCGAGCGCCATATCGCCTCACAGGACTGGGGCTATACCAATGCCGGTGTGTTGGGTGTGTTTGGGATCGACGGCGACGGTGGCATGTACCTGAAGGCGCAAGTGTACCAGACCGGGAAGACAATCGACTGGTGGGTGAATACGGCATTGGAGCTTGAGCGCGAGTACAACTTGGAGGCGATACCCTGCGACCCGGCAGAGCCCGCCTACATCGACGCTTACTGTCAGGCGGGCCTGCCGGCATTTGCGGCGGACAATGCTGTGCTGCCTGGTATCAATGCTGTGAAACAACGGCTGGCGGCGCGTCGGCTGTTTGTGGTGCGTGATTCGCTGCGCAGGGTGGATGAGTCGCTGGCAGAGGCCCGTAAACCGTCCAAGGTAGAAGACGAATTCGCGGCCTATGTGTGGGCTGACAAGACGGGCAAAGAGACGCCGGTCAAGGAGCACGATCACGGTATGGATATGGTACGCTACGCTGTGATGCACCTGGACCGGGGCATGGGCCCGCTGCTGTTATGGGGAGACTAACCAGTGCCTAAATCCAGCATTATCGCCTATGACAGCACAAAGGCCATCCCGCTGAGCGCTATCAGCCGGTGGGAGGATTTCTTCGGGGACAGCGACTCTAGCACAACGCTCAAGGAGCAGGACGCATACACCAAGGTGTCCTGGGTGCGGCGCTGTGTGGACCTGCGCGCCAATGCCCTGTCGAGCATCCCGTTTGCTGTCTACCGGGGCAAGGCGGGTAGCGCTGAGGTTGAGTGGGAGTATGCCGACCAACTACCGGCGCTGCTATGGCAGACAAGCGCGGCGCTGCAAATCTACGGGCGCGCATACTGGATGCGCCAGCGTAACCGGTACGGGGTAGACAAGGGGTTCAGGTGGCTGCTGCCGACCAGCATCGCGCCAAAGTTCGACCGCGAGAAGGGGCTGGTTGGCTTTGAGCGCGAGGTCAAAGGTGTCCGGTACCCGCTCGAAGTTGAGGACCTGGTTTACTTCTGGCTGCCGCCTACGGGAGCAGAGTTGGGGCCCGGCGACGGTTGGGTGACGACGGCGCTGCCAGCGGCAGAGATCGTCAACGCCGCCGATGTGATGATCACGAACTACTTTGGCCGTGGGGCAATCCTGACCACGCTGCTGTCGGTGCAGGGGAGCCCGCCACGGAGCGAGCTAGACCGGCTGGAGGCGTGGTGGAAGCGGCTGCTCAAGGGCGTCAAGAGCGCCGGTGAGACTGTAGCGATTCGAGCAGAGGTGGAGCCGAAGGTCATTGGGACGCCGCTGGACCAGGTGGCGCTGGAGCAGGTTGTGGACATGGCGCGCCAGCAGATTGCAACGGCGGCCGGTGTGCCACAGACGATGCTTGAGGACGCTGCGAATTTTGCCACGGCGCAGGAGCATCATAAGAGCCTGTACAGCGAGACGGTGGTGCCGGAGGCCGTGCTGATCGAGGGCGCGCTGAATGACCAGGTATTCGGGCCACAGGGCCAGACGTTCAACATGGACTGGCAATCACTGGACGTGTTCCAGGTAGACGAAGCCAGCCGGAGCGAGAGCCTGGTGCGGCTGACGCAGGCCGGGTTGCCCGTCGAGTTTGCCATGGAGTTGTTGGGCTTTGACCTGCCCAACGAGATGACCTACCAGCAACTGACGGACATGCTGGAAAAGCACAAGGCAGCGGAGACGCCCGCGCAGTTGCGCCCGTTCGCGGGCCAGGGTGTGACATTGCCGGAGACCACGCCCGTACCGCCGGAGACCGCGCCGACGATGACGCGGGCTGTGAGTGACGACCTGGACCGCTGGCGGCGCAAGTCGCTGTCGAGCCTGAAGGCCGGCAACGTTGCTGATGTGCCGTTTGTGAGCGAGGTGATACCGGACAGCATAGCGGCGGTGCTGCACGAGCGGCTGTCGGTGGCGAGCACCGACGAGGAGGTGCGGTCGGCCTTTGTGCCGCCCTTTCGTGATGGCCACGACCACGGATATGAAGGCTACCCGTGACCCGCTGGACCCGTTTGGTGATGTGCGCGATGCAGACGAGGCGCGCCTGTTGCGCCTGATGAAAGCGAGACTGAACGGCCAACTGCGAGACGTGATGAGCCTGTTAGGTGACCCGCCAGAGTGGTCGAATCTGGACTATGCCTTTTGGGAAGGAGAAGCGGGACGGATGCTGGCAGACCTGCGACCGGAGATGGAACGCATGGCGCTACACGCGGCGGTGACGCCCGTTGTGCCCGCGTCCGTGCCGGTGCTGTGGGAGGAGGCGGTGCTGTTCCGTGAGGCCGCAGACTGGGCGAGGCAGTACGCGGGGAAACTGGTACAGGGCATAACGGACAACACGCGAGAGGGCGTAGGGCGCGCGGTCCAAGGCTTTGTGGATACACCGGGGCGCACCATTGGGCAACTGCGAGACGAACTGGCACCGTTGTTCGGGGAGTCGCGTGCGCAGCGGATCGCAGTCACGGAGACGACGCGGGCATACTCAGAAGGAATGAACCTGGTACACCAACAGATAAGCCGGGCCGGGATACAGATGGACAAGGTGTGGCAGACAGCCAACGATGAGAAGGTCTGCCCGATCTGTGGCCCGAATCACGGCAAGACGGAAAAGCAGGGGTGGACGGTGCGCGGTGCGCCTGCACACCCGAACTGCCGATGCTGGGTGACGCTGGCGCTGCCGGAGATGGCGGGGGCGCAGACGCAAAGAGCGCCGCAATTCACCAGCGTTCCAGAAGCCGAACGGTGGATGAGCGAAAGAAACTTTGAACTGGTAAGGGACGCCGATGTGCCGGACGATGTGGCGTTGACCTACATGAACGCATGGGCCAAGGCGTACAACACGATGGACGAGTACGGCCTACCAGTCGGCAGCGTGCGCACAGGCGGCGACCGGGCCGGAATGCCGTGGTCGAACAGGGTACACTTGAGGGGAAAGGACGGCTCCCCTGCCGCTATGACTGCGGGCGGCGATACGGTCTATGCAAATACCCGAAACCTACAGGCAATGAGAGACACGATAGCGAGCGACAACGCGACCGCAGAAATCCTGGGTCAAAATGCTATGAGAGACT